GGTTTGCCATCACGCGCAAGGCACTGGTCAACGACGACACCGACGCGTTCTCGCGCGTGCCGACGCTGTTCGGGCGCTCGGCGCGCAACCTCGAGTCGAATCTGGTGTGGCAGCAGATCACCACGAACCCGACAATGGGCGACGGCGTCGCGCTGTTCCACGCCACGCACGCCAACCTCTCGGGCACGAGCGACGCCATTGCGATCGCGCCGATCGGCGCGGGTCGCGCGGCCATGCGGGTGCAGAAGGGCGTCGACGGTACGACGCTGCTGAACATCGCCCCGCGCTATCTGATCGTGCCGGCCGCCAAGGAAACGATCGCCGATCAGTTTGTCAGCACGAATCTGCTGGCGAGCCAGTCGAGCAACGTCAATCCGTTTGCCGGTCGTCTCAGCGTGATTGCTGAGCCGAGGCTCGATGCGGCGAGCGCGGTGAGCTGGTATCTGGCGGCATCGCCGGATCAGATCGACATCATCGAGTACGCCTACCTCGAGGGCGAGGAAGGCCCGATCGTCGAGAGCCGCGTGGGCTGGGAGGTGGACGGGCTCGAGATCAAGTGCCGCGAGGACTTTGCGGCGAAGGCGATCGACTTCCGCGGCCTCTACAAGAACCCCGGCGCGTAAGAAGGCCGAGGAAACGAATCGGCATCGGGTGAGTCGCCAGTCGCGGGCGTCCAATACGCGGCTTCGAGGGAGAGGCTATGAAGACATTCGTGCAAGAGGGTGACACGCTCGAGTTCACGGCGCCGTCTGGCGGGGTCACCGCCGGCACAGGCGTGAAGATCGGCGACGTCCTCGTGATCGCGCTCGACACCGCCGCCGTCGGCGTGAAGTTCCGCGGCCGGCGCACGGGGGTGGTCGAACACGCCAAGCTGAGTGCGCAAGCGTGGACCGAGGGCCAGCAGGTCAACTGGGACGACACGAACAAGCGCTTCACGACCGTCACGACCGGGAACTTCAAAGCCGGCGTGGCCGCGGCCGTGGCGGCGAACCCGTCAGCGACCGGGCAGGTGGTGTTGGCGGGCGTGAATCTCGGGGCCGCGCTGGCGTAATCGGTCGCTGGTGATGGACCTGGCGCCCCTGCGGGCCCGCGTGACGCAGCTTGGGTTTGCTGCGCATGGCGTGCCGGCGACGGTCACCAGGCCGCTGCCGGATGACACGCCGATTTCGACGCGAGGCATCTGGATCACGCCGGGGCTGTCGCGGCCGTTTACCGACCCGCTGCCGCGGGACTTCGCGCTGCAGCGACGGGAACCCGAACGCGTGATCGCCTTGCCTCGATCGGAGGTGCCGACGCTGCCGACGGGCACGCGGGTTGACGCGCCCGAGCAGCTCGGTGGTGCAGTGAGGGCCTGGCGCGTCGACGCGATCGACTACGTCGACGCAGCCCAATATCGCGCCTTTGTCGTGCTCGAAACGGAGCCGTAGATGGCCACCGACCCATCGCTTCGTGAACGCGTGCTCGAGGAGCTCGAGCGCCGCGCCTCGATGATACGCACGGCGAACGGCTTCAGCACGGACGCCGGCTTCACGGTCGTCGTTGGTGATCACGTCGTGCTGGGGCCCGAGGATCCCGAGTCAGCCGTTGCGATCGTGCCCAAGGACGACCAGGCACCAACTTACCAGGGCGAGAACATCGCCTTCGAGTGGCCGATCGAGGTTCAAGCGCATACGAAGGCGGACATCAATCGGTCCTTCGTCGCGGTGGAGCGGCTGGTCGCGGACATCAAGCGGGCGATTGAAAGTCCCGATCGAAACCTCGGTGGATTGCTCGCCAATCGCTTCTATCGAGGCGGTGCGCGGCAGATTGGTCGGGAGCCAGGGAGCACAACGGTTGGCGCGGCGCTGATCTACTTCGTGCCGCTGATCGAGAAATGGGGGGAACCCTAGCGTGACGTCGCTGACGTTGGACACCAAGGGGTGGGTGCGAGGGCTCGCGAATCTGCAGGCCAACGCGCCGGCGGCGATCGCGCGCGCGCTCAATCGCTCGGTGACGAGCGCAAACGTCGTGATGGTGCGTGCGGTCGCGACCGATCTCGCGTTGAGGCAGTCCGACGTCAAGGAACGCATCTCCGTGAGAAATGCGTCGCCGGCGCACCTGGTGGCACAGCTCATCGCCACGGGCATGCGGATCCCGCTGATCAAGTTCAATGCGCGCGAGCGCCGCGGCCGCGGCGTCACGGCGCGATTGCCTGGCGGTCAAGGCAGCTATCCGCGAGCGTTCATCGCCACGATGTCCAGCGGCCATCGCGGCGTCTTCATCCGGAAGGGCAAGCCACGGCTCCCCATCGCGGAGCTGTTCGGGCCGTCGATTCCGCACGTGTTCCAGAAGCACATCCCGCAGGGTCTCGCGCGCGGGCTCGAGCAGCTCGGGAAGAACCTGGTGTCCGAAATGCGATTCGCGCTGCGCCGGAGCGCAGGCTAGGAGAAGAGCCGTGAGCAACGCCATTCCCTATGAAGTGATCGCCGCGCCGTACACGATCTGGCATGCGCCGGTCGGTGAGGCGTTTCCGGCGATCAACGCGACGCCGGCTGGCAACTGGGCGAAGCTCGGCACCTCGGGCGATCTGAACTACAACGACGAAGGCGTCACGATTGCGCACCCCCAGTCAATCGAGAAATGGCGCTCGCTCGGAGACACGGGCACGCGGAAGGTGTTCAGGACCGAAGAGGACCTGATCATCCGCGTCATGCTCGTCGATCTGACGCTCGAGCAATATCGCCACGCACTCAACCTGAACACCGTGACCACGACGGCCGCGGGGTCGGGTACGGCCGGCTACAAGAAGCTAGGCCTCTCGCGTGGCCCGGACGTGGCGCAGCGTGCCCTGCTGATCAAGGGGCCCTCGCCCTACGGCGCCGATTGGTTCATGCAGTACGAGATCCCGATCGCGTTCCAGACCGGGAGCCCCGAGCCTGTCTCCAAGAAGGGCACGCCGGCGATGCTGTCGCTCGAATGGAGCGCCATCATCGACCCGAACGCCGTCACGCCAACGGAGCGGTTCGGACGCCTCATCGCGATGCACGCGGATCCGCTGTAAAGGCAGCGGGGGTGGTTTGTGGATGAAACGGGCGTGCAGACGTCTGCACACACTGGCGGCGGGGCTGAGGGCGGCGGGCTCGGGGCGCAGGTTCTGGCGCTCCGGGAAGTGGCGGCCAGCCACAAGCGCGCGATCCGGCAGCACCGCGAACGACTGGCCTCCACGATGGAGGCGTTGAACGAACTCGAGGCGCGATGCCGTGTGCTGGGCATCCGCCTGATCGTCCAGGAGTAGACCGATGGCGCGCACCGCACTGACCGTTCAGCAGATCGTTCGGGCCGGACTCACCCCCAGCTACAGCGCCGCCAACGTCGACGGCCATTCGATTGCGAACGGAGGTGAGCGGGAGTTCCTGCACGTCAAGACCGGCAGCACCGCCTGCGACGTCACGATTGTGACGCCGGGTACGGTCGACGGCCTGGCGGTCGCCGATCGCACCATCTCGCTCGGCACGAGCTCCGAGCGCATGATCGGCCCGTTCCCTCGGGGGCAATACAACCAGGCCGACGAAACCGTGCACGTCAATTTCAGCGCGGTCACTCAGGTCACCTGCGCCGCCGTCCGGATCTAGCGGCGGCGCTTCCCCACTGTCACCGGCGGAGAAGGACTCCTTCATGGCCACCGACAAAGAGCAATCGGTTCTTGACATCGACACCGTCGTCGAGCGTCTCCATGTGCGGATCGACGGTGTCCCGCACCTGCTGTCGCATCCCAACGCGCTCTCGCTCCAGGGCCACTTGCGGATGGAGAAGATTGGTCCGCGCATGGGCGAGCTGCTGATCGCCTCCGCGCAGCGTGAGCTGAACGGGGACGAGGCGGGGGAACTTGATCGCCTGCTCAAGGAAGGCTGTCGCTTGGTGCTGGAGGCGCCGGACAGCGTGCATGCGAAGTTGAGGGACACGCACCGTGTGTTGATTCTGCAGGTTTTTACGCAGCTCCAGTCCCGATCGGTGACTGGAGTGGCACAGACGGTGACTCCGCCGAGGCGCACTGGGGGGAAATCCTCGCGCGGCTCACGCGCTTCTACCCGGGCTGCTCTCCGGCCGACTGGTTGACCACGGTGCCGATGGGACTGATTCGAGCGCTCGTCGCCATGGTGCCGCGCCTGCAGGCCGAGGAGGCCATGACCGCCATGACTTCGGTCGCATTGGGCACGGGCTCGCTCGCCAAGGCTGAGGCCTCCTCGCTGCTCAAGTCGTTGTCCAGGACCGCAACGGGCGGCAAGCGGACACGCGCGAAACCAGCCAGCCCGCACCAGCTCGCGATGATGGGTATCGGTTATCACGAGGTGACCGTCGATGGCCACTGAGCGGATTGGCCGTGCGGTCCTCGAGCTCGTCACCGACAGCAAGGGCTTCTTCGCCGATGTTGCGGCGGCCAAGAACGTCGCGCAGAACGAATTGCCATCCGCGTTCAAGCAATCGAAATCCTCGCTGGACGCCCTCGCGCAGGGGATGACCACTGCGGGTAAAGAAGCGAGCGCCTCGAGCAAGTTGATCGCTGGCATGAGCCTGGCCGGCAAAGAGGCAGCGACCGGTCTCGGCGAGGTGCCGCCCAAGTTCTCGCTGATGCAAGCCGGCGCCGACGCTGTCCGCACCTCGGTGGGCAACATGGTGGCCGGATTCACGGCGGCCAACATCGTCACGAACATCGTCATGAGTCTTGGCGCAGCGCTCGCCGACGCCGCCAAGGACGCGCAGCGATTGCCGGCGGTCTCGAGGTCGTTCGATCAGCTCACGAAGTCCGTGGGGGAAACCAACGACGCCATGCTCCAGGCGGCCAAGCAGGGGACGAAGGGCCTTGTCACCGAGCTCGATCTGATGCTCGCGACGAACAAAGCCGTTCTACTCGGCCTGCCTGTCACTGCGTCTGAGATGGGGAAGCTCGCCGAGACGGCCACCGTGCTCGGCCAGGCAATGGGCTCGGACGCGACGACGGCGATGAACGACCTGATCACGGCTCTTGGCCGGTCGTCGCCGCTCATCCTCGACAACTTGGGTCTTACGGTGAAAGCCGGTGAGGCGAACGAGAGATACGCCGCGCAGCTCGGGAAGAGTGCCAGCGAGCTCACCGAGACGGAAAAGAAGACGGCGTTCTACAACGCTGCGATGGAGGCTGCCGAAGCGAAGGTTACCGAGCTTGGTGGAGCGCATCTGACGTTGATGGATCAGGTCTCGAGACTCGGCGTGCTGTTGAAAGACAACGCCACGCACATGATCGCGAACGTCAACAATACCGGCGCGCTCTCGAAGGCGATCGGCGCGCTCGTCGATGAATACGAGCGCTACAGCAACGCCATGAAGGACATCGACGAGGCGCAGCGGCGCGTCCTCGAGAGCGGCGGGAAACTGAATCCGCGTGACGTCGCTGATCAGATTGAGCGGGACCGCATGCTCCCCAAGAACCTCCCGCTGCCCAAGTCGCCAGGCCTACCTGACGTCGGTCCGACATCCGCTGAGATTGCGAAGCTCGAGAAGGAGTCGGAGAAACTCGCCAAGACGATCGAGAAGAAGCTGAATCCCACGCTGCTCACCACGACGCAGCACATGAAGGACTGGACGTTCTTCGCCGCGCAGGCCGGAATGGCGATGACGTTGTCGATCGAGAACCAGAACGCGTCGCTCACCGCCTATCTGCCGAACTTCTCGCAGTTCGACATGATGATGACGGGGCTGCCTGGGAAGGTTGACAACTACAACTCCAGTGTCGAGGCCGCCGCGATCGCGCAGGAGCAGGCCGCGAAGAGGACGGAGCAATGGCATGAAAGGGTCATTGGGCTGGGCTCTGCGTTCCTCGACCTCGGGTTCACGGTTGGCGGCGTGCTCGGCGACATTCTCGGTGGCATCGGCGCAACGATTCAGGGCGTCAGCATCGCGCGCGAGAGCGTCAAGAGTCTCAAGGACGGCTTCAAGCTCCTGAGCGGCGGAGACGTCCTCAGCGGACTGACCAGTATCGTCGGCGGCATTGCCGGCATCGTGCAGGCGGCGCAGGCGGCCGTCGCCATGGTCAAGAGCCTCTGGATGGGTCTGAAGATGCTCTTCGGCGGCGGTGAAGAGGGCGTGATCGTAAATCCCTGGCGCGACAAGTTCTTCCAGCAGTTCCAGGATCGTTATGGGCTCGGCCCGTACGAGTCGCTCGTGGCGGCGTTCAACGAGGCGATCGCCGGCGGGCTGAAGATGGACGGCAATCAGATCTCCGCCCTCATCAAGCGCTTGTACGACTCCAAGACGATCAAGGATGCCGAGTTCGCTGCGCAGAACATCCTCGACGCGCTCGCCGAGGGCGGCGTGCGGTGGCCGAAGCTCCCGCCGCTCGCGAAAGGCGGGATCGCGATGAAGCCCACCTGGCGGCTCTTCGGCGAGGCCGGTCCAGAGGCCGTCATCCCGCTGCATCGGTTGAAGGACGTCATGGGCGGCCTCAACCTGCGCGAGAGCGCGCTGACCGGAAAGCTGGATCGATTGATCGGGCTCCAGGAGCTCGTCCTGCGCGAGTTCAAGATGCAGCCGACCATGGTGGCCTCGGCGGTCATGGGACGAGGCTAACGTGCGACACGAGATCTCGATCGCGCGCTTCGGCCGCTATCTCGAGCATCTGATCAACCTCGAGCAGGTCGTCGCCGCCTACGGACTCAGTGAGCAAATCCAGCCGCGGGCGAAGTGCATGGTCTTCGACCGCAATCACGGAACGTGGGAAGGCACCGGCGCGGTGCGAGGCCAGGCGTTTACCTCGATCCCGGGTGGTCATCTCGGGGTGCAGCTCAATGGCTCGGCACGCGTGCGCATCCCGCACGATGGCTCAGGTTTCGTGATGGAAGGCGACTCCGGAGGCCGCACGCTGTCTGGTGCCTTCGGCGACTTCGACATCTTCTCGCTGATTTGCACGACGCAGAACGATTCGACGCTTCGGCCCATTGTCCAGAAGCAGGAGACGAACAGCAGCGGCAACGGCTGGCACAAGGCGATGAAGGATGGGCAGCTGCGCGGATACGGGAAAGTGGGTGGCGTGGAGCTGTTCAACTTCGGCCGGGACTATCCCATCACCGACGGTCTCGAGCACATTGTGCAGTTGCACATCAG